AAAATAATTTTTTCAATGTTTGTCCAAACAATATCGCATCTATGTGATATGCAACATCGAATGCTGGATCAAATGCATCTAAATATTCAGGATCTTCATCTGGAGGAGGTTGTCTTCGTTGTTCTGCTAGATGAGTATTATAGCAAAAAAATCTAGAAAAATCTTCTGGGCCTAGTTCATTCGGAAATCTATTTTTCAATAAAAAATACGTATGTAAATCAGGAATTGTTTGTTCGTGCGGAGATGTTGGATTTCCAAAAGGATACTGAAATGCTGATCCTTTTTTACTAAAATCTGTAAATTGAATACTATTTTTGAGTGTCGCATCACATAAAGGCATCCACTCTTTATCATCTTTCATTTCTAAAAGACTAAGGTATTCATTGAAGTGACCTAATGTAGACTCACCTACTCCAATGATTGGAGTTTCTGGAGACTCAATAAGTGTAAGTTTTATTTCAGGTAAAATATGTGCAATTGCGGCGGCAGTCATCCAACCTGCACTACCACCGCCAACAATAACGATGTCATTTATTTTCATTAGTCAACCTTGATGTCTCGTATAATATATTTTATTTATTAGAAAAAAAATTTGACTTTAGTATATCATAATTTATTGAGATTGTCAAGTTGAAGGGGGGGGGGTGAACTTGAGCAGGGCACTCAAGTTCGTTTCAATTATTAGAAACTTTCATTTTTTGAAAGGTTTGTGCATTACTCTGGTTTTGTAGGCCAAGTTACATTCACTACACCTACGTGATCTTCCCATCTTATCTTTTTTGTTTTAGAAACTTCTGCGGGTAAATCACGAAGTTTTTGTCTGTAATCCTTCCAATCTCCTGGAACTTCTATACCTTCTTCTTGAAATTTTATAATTACCCAATCACATTCTTGTAATTTTTTATTTCTTTCAAACCTTAACTCTACAAGAGCCTCATGAAATGGTTGTTCTGCTTTAGTTCCCATAATTAGTTAGTTCCTATAATTAACTTGAATAATAACTGAATACTTTATAATATCTGCCATAATGCGTTGGACCATTCCACCCAGAATTTATTTCTTTAAATTGGACGTAGTTACTGCTACATTGGCCTTGATAGTGGTTCTGGGTATATCCACGTGGAAATATTTTATCTACCCAACCAGTCGTAGAAGCCGTCTTCATAACCCAAAATTCTCCCCAATATAAAGAGTTACCATGGCTATGATATGCATCGAAGTAATATAACTGATTCGTTTCTAAAGAAGACAAAGCAACTGCATTGTACCAACTGGAGTGATTGACTCCACCACCACTACCAAAATCTGCAACTTTTGTTATACCCCAGAATTTTTTTGTTTGAACTTCTTGATCAAATTTTACTTTTCCATTGCTATCAATAGATATAGCATCTGGATCAGATATACTTCCAAAAGTACCACTATTTGGTATTGTAGAATTTTGTAGGGTGGCCAAAATATCCTCCTATATCTAGATATAAATTATTATTGCCTCCACATCCATATTTATAATATTTAATCCGCTATATCCCGAGTAATATCCTTTATTTTTTCAATTTGTTTTGTGATGATTTGTTCTCGATTTGGCCAATAGATGTAATCTTTTTCGCCATTTTTCATGAGATTATATAACAGAGGTAAAATCAACTTTTCAACTTTACCCATATCTTCAACATATTTTTCCTCAAGATATTCTTTTTTGTAATTAATTTCATTGATAGCGGAATCTATCTTTTTCTCTAAATTTGAGAGTGATTCTGATTTTGCTTCAACTTCTACAATTTTCTTTTCAACTTCGGTAGTTTTCGCTTTGTATTCTTCATCATCTACCGCAGAAAAACCAAAATCAAATTCTGCATATTCTTCAGGTATTGTTGCCATGTGCGTATCCGTATTTTGCTATGTAATAACTATCAACAATGTCTGTGATAGGATTATTTAGTTTTGTGTTAAATTCCTGCAACAGATTTCGATGTGATTCTTCAGAGAATGCTTCATACATCTTTTCTTTATTCGCATTACCTTTTCCTGTAGCATATTTTTTGATTACAGTTGGAGGTATCATCTCATATGATATACCCCATTTATTGAGAGTGTCTTTTAATATTGCCATATTTTCAGCAATATGAAATACTCTACCAGTGGCGGCAAAAGCATAATCTTCGATATATGCTTTTGGTCTCACAGGATCCATTGCAGTTATACAACTATTTATGACCCAATTTGCAAGCCCATGATACCTCTGCAAATCAGTTTCCCAAGCAGGATATATGTCTGTTTTTACGCTCCGAATCTCGGCCCATTTTGATCGTTGTCGTTCATTATTCGCCAAACAAAAATGAGTACAAGTGCCAAAATTATAATTCCACTTATCATTTCCATTGTATATTGTAATAGCAGGACTGGTTAATGAATAATCAATCCCAATTATCTTCATCTTCTTCAGGTGTTTCTATGTATGCTCCACAAAAAGGGCAATGTTGTGGTTTTATTTTACTGGTCCAAACTAAAATAAAAGATTCTGCACATTCCATGCAATCATAATCTTCTTCAATTTCTATCATTAGGGACTTTCTCCATGTCTCTATATTTATCTAATAAAGAATAACAATGTTTTAAACCATCTTGATAACACTTGAGTCTTTCAGGCATTACCAAGTGATTCAGGTCAGGTTTAGGATTCTTCCTGATCTTTTCTCTCAATGTAGAAACTCTACTTATTTCTTCATTGATTTCTCCCATTATTTCTGAGAGAACATTAGCCGCATAATGTTCTGGGACCATTGACATATCCATCGTATTCAGCCTTATAATAATGTAATTTTTCTCGCAATTCTTTTATCTTCATTGCATTATATAGGTGTGATGGAACGATCAGTTGTTCGCTTAATAAGTCCTCATAGTGTCGTATAGTCTGATGTAATTCATCTTTCTCAGACAATGCATCTGATAATACTCGCATTAGATGTCCACCACTTCACAACCACCATCGGAGGCACAAGCCAATTCTTGTGCTCCTGCAGTAAAGTCTTTCTCCTCGTATTTAGCCAACTGTAACCAATCAACATTTTTTGGCATTATTTTCAATGCTTCTTCATATTCTTCTTTTGTACAATCTTGATATGGCGCCTGTCTGTATGTATGTTCACTAAAAGGTAAAAATGAAATACCACTAATGCTATCAAAGTTAACCCAAACCCAGTTACCTACTTCCATCCACTCGTGTTCTTTGACTGAAATTGTTACAGATGGTTTGTGTTCACACCAATGAATTTGATATTTCTGCCAGAGTTCTAGTTGCTCTTTTGCAGTCATATCTTGTCTGAATACTGCATTCTTTGGACTTTGCATAGGAAATGAAAATACAGTTGTATGTTGTGGTTTCATTACATCTGCTTCGTTAGGAAACCCTGCATCTTTCATAAATGCACACAATGGATCTTTATTATCTGCTCTTACAGTTCTGATGTAATATGGATTATGTCTTGCGTGAATACCTGATGCAGAATCAACTAACTGACTGACTGTACCACTCGGTTTAACACATGTAATGGCGGCTGATTGTGGTATATTAAGTCTGTCAGCATATTCTTTATTTGTTGCAACCGCTTCTTGTTTAAGATTCTCTAATAAATCTTCAAGTCCTTTTTTCTTACCATTTGTAAGAGAGTTGTCCATTATTCCTGTAAGAGAGACTCCAAGAAGTCGTTCTTCATCGCAGTTTCGTTTCCACTCTCTGGAGAGGTATTTGAAACTTGTAAGGGTTGATTGAAACGTACCAAGGATTGTTGCAATCCTAACTTTCTTGCGTAAAGATTCGGCAGTGTCCCGTCCTCTGACAACGACTTCTGAAAGGTTGCAAAACTCTCTGCTTCTAAGTATGATCTCACTGCAGGGATTAGTTCCAAAGTCATCTCTTGGTTCTCTTCTGATTTCTTCTTCATTGTTTAGACTCTCTACTTGTTTTCTGGCCGACATACTGTTATAGATTCCTCGCTCTCCCGATTTAGAATCGTAGAGGGATAACCACTCTCGCATGAAAGTCCCAATGTCTGGCTTTTCTTTATAGTTAACCGAATTATTGGCGAGGGCTCGTTGAGGATTATTCTCCCACCACTGTCCTGACTTAGCATGTCGCATTGTTTCGTCTTGTAAGTTTGACAGGCTGATAAGAGCAGAACGGCGGACCCCACCAAC